CGTGGGCTCGGAGATGTGTATAAGAGACAGGTGAGGGATTGATCATGAGTACCGAGAACACTACTCGCCACAAGTCACCTAAGACGCCTAGGGCCAATAGCACACGCGAACAACAGAAGCGTTCTACTCCGTGGCGGCCGCCGTCTATGTTAGACGCCCCACCTGCACCTGAAGGTTACAGGCATAGGTGGATAAGAGCAGAAGTTATGGGTTTTGATGACCGTAAAAACGTAGCGGCCCGATCCCGAGAGGGATGGGAACTGGTACGGGGTGATGAATTTCCAGACTTTGAGATACCCACCGTTGAGGACGGCAAACATGCCGGCGTCATTGGTGTAGGTGGATTGCTCTTAGCACGGATACCCGAGGAGATCGCTGACGAACGTAATGTTTACTTTAAAAACGTTGCTAGAGATCAGATGTCTGCTGTTGACAACGATTTGGCCCGAGAGCAGCACCCAGCTATGCCGATCAGCAAGCCTGAACGGCAGTCTAGTGTAACTTTTGGTGGCCCTCGTAAATTAGAGGGCTAGGAGTAAATGAGATATGGCTAACTCTAATGGAAGTTTTGGCCTTCGCCCTTTGAATAAGTTGGGTGGAGCCGCTAATTCCACTGGCGTTACGGGATATACTCCTTATGAGATCGCCTCTGATAACAGTGACAAGATTTACCATGGGCAAGTGGTTATTCCTCTTGCTTCTGGGTATATCGACCACACAGCTAACGCAGCTGGTGGCACTGTCAGTCATCTAGGCGTATTTCAAGGATGCGAGTATGTTTCTAGCGTCACTGGAAAAACGACCTTCAGCAACTATTGGCCGGGATCTGGCGCTGATAGCAACCATCCTGTAAAGGCATTTATCGTAGATGATCCTAATCAACTCTACGCTATTGCCACGGATGCTTCGTGGACAAGTAAGGCAACTGCAAGAGCAAGTGTGTTCTTGAATGCCAGCCTTTCCACCGGCATTACGGGGACGGACGCTACAGGTCTTTCTTTAGGCCGATTGGCTATTAGCACCCTGGCAACAACCAACTCTCTGACTCTTAGAGTCCTAGGTTGGATGGAAGACCCTGAGAACGAGGACTTCACTGCTGCGGGTATCGCCGCAATCGTTAGGTTGAACAATCCGTTCAATGCACCCGTTGGGTCCATTGCTGCGGGTACGCCTTCAACCACTGGCGTATAAGGAGGTTTTGAGAAATGGCTATTTCTAGAGCACAACTAGCTAAAGAGCTAGAGCCTGGCCTCAATGCCTTGTTTGGACTTGAGTACGCCAGGTATGACGCGGAACACGCTGAAATTTTCGATACGGAATCTTCGGAGCGAGCCTACGAAGAGGAAGTGATGCTTGCCGGTTTCGGTTCGGCACCAGTGAAATCGGAAGGTTCGGCAGTTTCGTTCGATGACGCCCAAGAGGCGTACACGGCACGTTACACGATGGAAACGATTGCTTTGGCTTTCTCCATCACGGAAGAGGCTATCGAAGACAATCTTTATGATCGTCTGGCGTCTCGTTACACGAAGGCCCTTGCTCGCAGCATGGCGAACACCAAACAGGTGAAAGCAGCGGCGGTCTTGAACAGTGCATTCGATAGCACTGTTACTGGTGGAGATGGAAAAGAGCTTTGCGCTACAGACCATCCTCTTGCCGGCGGCAGCACTCTCCGTAACGAACTGTCTACGGCAGCAGACCTCAATGAGACGAGCCTTGAAAACTCTCTCATCGATATTGCTGCTTTTGTTGACGAGCGTGGGCTCAAAGTCTCAGTCCGAGGCTTGAAGCTCATTGTTCCGCCAGCATTGCAGTTTGTAGCGGATCGTTTGCTTGAATCAACTCTCCGTCCGGGATCTGCGGATAATGACGTTAACGCCACGCGGAACATGGGTATGCTCCCGCAGGGCTATGTCGTTAACCACTACCTCACGGATACGGATGCATTCTTCCTTAAGACGGATGCTCCTCGAGGGTTTGTTCACTTTGAGCGTCTCCCGATCACGACTAAAATGGAAGGTGACTTCGACACTGGTAATGTCCGCTACAAAGCTCGCGAGCGTTACAGTTTCGGTTTCTCCGATCCACGTTGTGTATTCGGATCGCCCGGAGCGTGATTTTAGTGAGGGGGGTTTATTCCCCCCTCTCTTCATCCAATGATGGTTACTTCGACAATCTGGGAAGCATTAGCCCTAGCGACTGTCCCAGCAGACGCTTACGAAGACTCTAGGGCCAAACCTTTCGTAAGGAGGATTTTACGATGGCGAACACGACTTTTAACGGTCCCGTCCGTTCTGAGAATGGCTTTGAGGTAATCAATGTCAACTCAACTACGGGCGCCGTAACGAACACTTTCGACGTTGCTTCAACAGGTATCGTGACGGACAAATACGTCAAGCACGTTGGCTTTGCTACTGGCGTTACTGTTAACACCACGGCGGGGGATAGCCCAGCCATTGGTGAGTTCACGCAGCCAGCTAACACGATTATCACCGACATTAAGATCTTTTGTGTCACGGCTCCTGTTATTGGAACCGGCGACATTGGTTACGAGGTCGGAACGTCAAGTTCTGGAGCGCAAATTGTCGCTGCCCAGACAGACGAGATTCTTGATGCTGGAACTACAGTTGTTATAGGCAACGTCACGGTCACGTCACTCGTTCTACAGACTCAAGATGCCGCGACTGCTCCTGCTTCTGCCCAGTACACTTCGGCGGAACGGACCATTTATTGCAACATTACGAACACTGTAGATGCTACAACAGCTGGCTCCTTTACGTTTATTATTGAATACGTTCAAGTTGCGTAATTTAGTGGGGGGAGGTAACTCCCTCCTCAGAAGGAGGTCATAATGGCTGATGCTGTAACAGCGACCACAGTGGAGGACGGCCCTAAAAGAGCTGTTTTCTATCTTACTAACACCAGTGACGGAACCGGAGAGTCTGCGGTCACCAAGATAGACATCTCAGAGCTTTCTTCTCTTCAAGATGGCACGGCTTGCACGGGCGTTAGAATTCAAAAGATTACGTTCACGAATGTTGGGATGGGCGTTAAACTCCTTTGGGATGCGACTACGGATGTCATCGCGGCCCAGCTTCCGGCAGACTATTCGGACACCTTGGACTATTCCGACATGAGTGGTTTGCCAAATGTAGCGGCATCTGGCGGAAACACTGGAGACATTCAATTAACTACTATAGGGCACAGTAGTGGGGATACCTACTCTGTGGTTATTCACTGTAGTAAGGAATACTAAAAGCCATGGCTACTTCAGGTTCCGTTGATTTCAACTTGAACATGGCGGATGTCATCGAGGAAGCCTATGAGAGGTGCGGTCTTGAACTCCGCACGGGTTATGACGCCGCTACTGCTAGGCGGTCTCTGAATCTTCTGTTTGCAGAGTGGGCTAACAGAGGTTTGAATCTGTGGACGGTTGAGCAGAAGACACTGACCTTCGCTCAACTATCCTCATCATCTTCAATATCCACATATCCGGTTGGCACGATCACGATGACCGTGTCTTCATCTACTGGATTCTCTGTAGGAGAGTCCATAAGCGGAGGAACCAGTGGGGCCACCACTTCCGTTATTACGAAGCCTTCTGGCACAACAATGACGATAACTATCCCAGTGGGCACCTTCACCGCTACCGAGACGGTCACGGGTGCGTCCAGTTCTTCTACCGCTACGGTAACATCTGTCTCTGATTTATCAGACGTTCAGGCCACCGTAGATGTTCTAGAGGCCGTAGTGAGGCGCTCTGGAACTGATATCGGCGTCAGTAGGATTGGAAGACAGGATTATCTGACTGTCCCAGATAAGACCACTCAAGGCCGGCCAACGCAGTTCTTTGTAGACCGCCAGATTACGCCGACGATCACCGTGTGGCCTTCTCCCGAGAACTCTACGGATCAGTTAATATACTACCGGGTAAAGCGCATGGAGGACATTGATGCGTCTACAAACGACGCTGACATTCCGTTCCGTTTTTTGCCCTGTTTGGTTGCGGGGTTGTCGTATTATCTATCTGTGAAGAAGGCGCCCGAGAGGATCGGAACTCTCAAAGATTTGTATGAAGAGGAGTTCTATAGGGCTGCATCAGAGGATGGCGAAAGAGTATCTCTCAGGCTAGTCCCGAGTTATAGTTCGCTGAGTGTGACATAATGGGAAGATACGCTTCTGGAAAGTATGCCCTAGGGATATCAGATCGTTCTGGTAGAGCGTATAAACTGACAGACATGATACGAGAGTGGAATAACGCTTTAGTGGGTAAAGACGAATACGAGTCTAAGCACCCTCAACTTGAGCCGCGCCCCCTCAGAGCGGACCCACAAGCATTGAGAATCAGCCGCCCTGATCGTTCTGAACCCGTTGTTACGGTTCTATTGAAGTTCAATCCGTTCAAGTCTGGCACCAGTGGAACTTCGACAATCACTGTCACGGAACCGAATCATGGGCGTTCTACTGGAGACACTGTTCGGTTTCGTTCAGTTGAGGCGTTTGATGGCTTTACTGCTTCAACTGTGCAATCCGCGTCTGGGTACTCAATTACAAAGGTAGATGATAACACGTACACCTTCTCTGCGAGTGGTGAGACAGCAACCTCTGGAAATACGACAGGAGGGGGCGGCATTGCGTCCGCTGGTCCTGTTACGGTGAGCGCGTGACATGGCGTATACATTTACTACGCTGAAGACAGCGATACAGGATTATACGCAAAATACGGAGACAACGTTTGTCAGCCAACTGCCGAGGTTCATTCTGAACGCGGAAGAGCGCATACTTAAAGAAACTCAGTTAGATGTATTCAGAAAGAATTCCACTGGGTCAACGAATGCGGGCAATAAGTACTTGTCAAAGCCCTCCGATTTTCTTTCTCAGAATTCTCTGAGCGTGGTCAGCAGCTCCGAGACTGTCTCTTATACACATCTGACGCTGCCGACGATCTTACGC